TTCCTGATTTCCGCGAGTTCTCGCTCGAGATGGAGCGGATCGAGGGCATGAAGGGAATTCCTGATAACATCAAGGAACTGGCGAAGCAGCTTCGCTTATCGGCAAATGAATCGCTCCCACTGCAGGAAGCTATAGAGGGCACAAATAAGCGCCTACACACGCTTTACCTCACTGGCGAACAGGCCAAGGACACATTCGCGACCATTACAGCGTCTGCGATCGGCCTTGGATTGAATGGCGGCAGCGCGATCAGTGACATCGCCAACAAGATTAAGACTGAGCTCATTCCAGCAATGGGAACGGCGCTGACACAGGTTGGCGAATATGCCAAAAACCTGAATGATTTGCAGGCGCAGATCAACAAGTCTCCGCTTGGCACATTGCCGCCCCTGTATTCCGGTGGTGGTAAGTTTCTTAATCGCGAAGAGGCCAACGCCCAAGATTTTAACGACGCCAACCTCGACGAGGTTGGAAAGTCTGCGGCGGCCATGCTAATCCGTGGCTTCGAAGGCTTCATCACCAACGCCAAATGGGACAGGAACCATTTTCGCGTCGGCTTCGGATCTGACACCGCCACTCGCGCCAATGGCCAGATTGAGGAAGTCACCAAGGACACCATCGTCACACTCGATGACGCTCAGCGCGACCTGTCCAGGCGCATCATGGAATTCCAGAACGGAATCCAGAATGCCATCGGCATTGAGACGTGGAAGAGCCTTTCGGAGGGCCAGCAGGCCGCGCTTACGTCGATCGCCTACAATTACGGATCCCTGCCAGACGCGATCGTGAATGCGATCAAGGAAGGCGGCGGGCCGGAGAAAGTGGCGAAGGCAATAGCTGCGCTGACCTCTAACCCAGGCCGTCGCAAAGAGGAGGCTCAAACCTACCTCTCTGGCACTGGCATCTCAATGAACGACGCAGGTCTCGGCAACAAGAAGACGCCGGACCAACTGTTTCAAGGCGATGTCGCCGAGATCCAGAAGCGTGTCGACATGCTAAACGCTCAGTATGCAGCGCAGGCCAAGTTAAACCCGCTTGTGAACGATTACGGCTTTGCTGTTGAAAAGGCGCGCATAGAGCAGCAGTTGCTGTCCGACGCCCAAAAGGCTGGCGTAACGGTCACGCCAGAACTTGCCGCAAGCATCGACGCATTGGCGACGAATTATGCCAAGGCGTCTTCCGCGAGCGACATGCTGAAGGCCTCACAAGATCAGGTCAAAAAGTCCGCCGAAGCCTTTCGCGATCTAGGCCGCGATGTTGTGGGCGGGTTTATCTCCGATCTTCGCAGCGGCAAATCGGCCGCAGAAGCACTCGCAAACGCCCTGAATAAGGTCGTCGACAAACTGATTGACGTTGGCCTCAATGCCGTCTTTGGCGGTGGTGGGGGTCTAGGCGGTCTATTGGGTGGCGGTGGTGGCGGCAAGGGTGGACTTCTCGGCGGAATGATCATTCCTGGCATTCTGCACAGCGGCGGTGTCGCTGGCGCGGACGGCTATGGCCATGGACGCTCGGTATCGCCAAGGGCCTTCGCTGGCGCCAAGCGCTACCACACAGGCGGCGTTGCTGGCCTTCAGCCAGGCGAAGTTCCGGCCATTCTGCAGCGAGGCGAGGTTGTCTTGCCGCGCGGCACAAAGATGGGTGGCGGCGGCAAGACTCAAATCCAAGTCGGCGTTTCCGTCGACGACACTGGAGGCCTGCGGGCCTACGTGAAGTCTGTCAGCAATGACACCGTAGCCTCGGCAAGCCCGCGCATTCTCTCAGCTGCGAATCAGCAGGTAGTGCCAACCATGGCCAAATACCAGAACGACAGCGCAGGCGGGGATTACAGGAATGGTTGACATCATCGAGTGGCCGTTCTGCACTTTGACGCCGTCACAGGTTTCGCCATGCCCCGTTCCGTTCACAAGGAGCGGCGGCAGGTCGCTGGGTGGCGTTGAGCCGGGTGTCAGGACGGATACCGGCTATTGGACAGTCGATTATACCGGCGTCGTTATTCAGAACAGGTATCGCAATCAGTGGAAAGTGTGGCAGGCAATCCGCCAGAAACTTGGCGGGCGCTCAGGCTTGATTGCTGTGCGCGTGCCGTCCTCCCTGACGGCGCCTTACGTCTCCGGACATTTCGAGCCTACCGCTGATCTTCCGCACGATGATGACACTCTCTTTGATGATGACACGGCGTATGAGCAGAATGCGATTTCCGTTGTGTCTGTCGGCGTGACGCCGCTTGCAGCCACCTCGATCAAGATGCGCATCATCAATGCCGAGGCTGACCTAACCGGCGTGCGATTTTCCTACAATCACGCTCTCTACGAGACCGGCCCCGCCATCGAGATTGATGGCGACACGTGGACGGTGCCTATTTCGCCGTCGGTGCGTGAGCTCATTCCTGATGGGGCTGATCTTGAATTCGATAGACCCACCTGCCTCTGCCATCTCGCCGACGACCGCGGAATGGATATTTCGCAGGACGCGATAACCAAGGGCGTTAAGCCCAACGTCAGCTTCATCGAGGCGACGGACTACTGGAATTCGCTGGTTTAGCCGGACTGACCGGCACCATTGATTGGAGCGCCACATGGCAAGTCTTCGTATTTTGTGCCAAGTGGAGCTTCCATCTGGCACTCTTCGTTTTTGGGATGGGTCTGGCGGCCCGTTCGTTGATGTTGACGGCGAAATCTATCGTGCCTGCGTCCTCACGGAGGATGCGCTGGCGCAGATAGAGGCGGCAATCAACGCCGAGGCGTTCACGCTGTCGCTGGTGCTTTCCGGCATCGACGAGGCGGCCAGCAACGCCATTTGGGAAGACTATCAGGACGGCAACATCGTCGGCTCGATCTTCCGCATCCTTTTGCAGAAGTGCGACGACTTGGATCAGCCAACTGGCGCGTCGATCGTCAAATTCACTGGCACCATCTCCAACCTCAATTTCGTCGACCAAGCCAATGACAAGGGCATTAGCTCTTCCATTCAGGTGGATGTCGCCAACCGCTTCACGCTTCGGTCCGTCAGCAACGGCGCGGTGCTTTCCGACGTCGACCAGCGCGCGCGCGCGAAGATATCAAACCCATCGGCGCCGGATGACAAATTCTGCGAACGCATTCCCGGCCTGAAAGATCGAACGATCAGATGGCCGCAGTGGGGATGAAAGCGGCGCTGGCGTCTTTCCTTGACGCTCAGGAGCGGAAGATCTGGGATCCGGCAACACTCAATTGCATGTTGTTTCCTGCCGCATGGGCGATCTGGCTGGGCCATCGCGACCCGGTGGAAAACTGGCGAGGGGCATTCAGCAACGAGGCCGAGTATCAGGCCATTGTCAGCGCCGCCGGCGGCTGTGTCCCGCTTATGGGTGCCGCAGTCGCCAAGATAGAGGGTCGCCCGCTGGCGGTGCCTGTGTGTGGCGCCGTGGGAATCATCGGATCACCAACGAACATTCAAAGGCAGTGGGGCGCCGTCTTCGATGGCAACCGCTGGCTCGTGCGCTTCCGCGACAATGTCGCGCCCATGACGGCGCGCACCCGGGCAATTTGGGAAATCTAGTTTCATGCCTCAAACTCTTGCGCTGCTGCCGCTGATCGTTTCATCGGCGGCCACGACGGTTGCTGCGGCAAACGCTCTCTACCTCGGCACTGCTGCACTGCTCTATGGCGGTCTATCTGTCGGGCTTGGGCTTGTTTCAAAGGCACTGATGCCGAAACCATCGGTGCCAAAACCAGAGGACGGCACATACAACCTCAAGCAGTCTGTGCCGCCGCTCCCGATTATTCTCGGCAGGGTAAAGAAGGCCGGAGACTACGTCTTTCTTGAGGAAACAAATGGCGTTGCATACCACATCATCGTCCACGCCGGCCATCGGATTCAGGGATACGTCAAGCACTATTTGCACGATGAAGAGGTAGTCCTCAGCGGCACAGGAGTGGTTATCCAGCCGGATCATTTTCATGACGGCGGAAACGATTACATTGTTGTGAACACCCGCTTGGGGTTGCCTGCAGAAACAGCCTACAGCGACGTCGTTTCACATTTTCCATCGATCTGGTCGAGCAATCATCGCGGAGATGGCCTTGCATCCATCATGATGCGGGCAGCTACCGCACCATCGAAGGATTACCTCAAGGTATATCCCAATCAGATGCCGGAGCACTCTTCGGTGATCGATGGCATGTTGCTATACGACCCACGCACGGAAACGACCGCCTTCTCAGTTAATCTTGCGCTGATGCGCTTGTGGCACCTGACCAGCCCCTACGGCGGCAAGTTGTCGCTTGATGACATGCATTTGCCCGACTGGATCAATGCGGCAAATGTCTGCAGTCAGGCCGTCACAAACAGAAGCGGCGGATCGGAGAGCCGCTACGAAGGCGGCATGTGGTTTCGCGCCAACAGCGACCCGATCGAGGTCGGCAAGACGCTTGATCAGGCGGCAGAACTCGTCGTTTATGAGCGAGCTGACGGCAAGATTGGCGTGCACGCCGGCGAATATGTTGCGCCGACAATCACGCTGACCAGAAACGAAATAATTTCGTTTGGCCTGAATGCCAACGTGGATCCCGCGACAACCGTTTTGGCCGTCCGCGGCCGCTTTACCGATCCAGGCGATATCTACAACACCAACGATGCGGCCATTTACGGCAATCCATACGTTGGTGAGGACACAGAGCGAACGATCACGGTCGACAACGTCGCCGTGCAGTCGCACAACCACATCCAGCGCCTTCAGAAGCTCGCCTACATCCGCCGAAACGGCGCAAGGGTCAGCATCACGGCGCACTACGACCCTGACAATGACGTTGCGTATCATCGGTTCATTCGCGTGCAGTATGCGCCGAAGCTGTCTGATGCTGTGGTCGAAATCACGTCCAAGGTCACGATATCTCTCAGGGATATGACCGTTACCTTTAGCGGTATCGTCGTGCCGTCTGGGCTGTATGACTTCAATGCGACGACAGAAGAAGGCGAGCCAGGCGCATCGATCGTGATCATCACGCCGACTGGCGCTCCGGTTCCGGTTAATTTTGACGTCATCATCCAAACCGAAGTCGTTTCTGGCGGCTCGACGGCTGCTTATGCCCTGGCCACATGGGATTTCGTTTCGTCTTCGCTGACATACGAACTCGAGTGGGAAAAGGTCTCCGGATCGACTGGGCCGCAATCGGTAATTTCGAATGCCGGCGAGACCCAGGTTCGCTCTGGCTATCTGGCCGACGGCACGCAGTACAAGTTCCGCTTGCGCAGTTGGTCTGGCGGGTCGAGCTCAGATTGGACTTCCTACGAACTCCGTACAGCTACAGCCGACCCGACGCCGCCAGGCGTCGTGACCGGGGCCTCCGCTACGGGTGGCGTAGGGCAGTCGACATTTAACTGGACGGCGCCCAACAGCGCGAACTATTCGGCCGCACGGATTTACATCAACACGGTCAATAGCTTTTCTGGTTCAACGCTTGCCGCGACGGAATACGGGCCGCCGAACATTGCCGATAGCCGCATTATCACCGGCCTGACGGCGGGCACGAAATACGGATTCATCGTCGCCATAAACACATCTGGCGTGGCCGCATCGGCCGTCGCAACTGGTGCCTTTACCGTCACCTGACACCTCCAAAATCATAATTTAGCGCCCCGGTTAGCAGCCGGGCGCTTCGCCATGAGGATTCTAATGGCCCTGTCGATTATCCAGATTTTTCGCGACTATATCGTCGATGGCGTTCCATCTTCTGGCAAAAACAAGCCCAAGAAGTCCGATGTTCGCAATTGGGGATCCTGGGTCGAATCTATCATCACCGCCTTCACATCGACTGGCGGCCTGATCTTTTCCTCGCTTGCGCTCCTGAATGCCGATCTCGCGCATGCTGCAAATTCCATGGCATGGGTGATTGGCGACGCAACCGTGGCCAACAATGGCGTTTACCGCAAGAACGGCGCCTCTGGTGCCGGATCGTGGACGCGCGTTGCTGACCTGCCATACAGCTTCGTGAAGCTTACGGATGCCGGGGCGGGAACGCCGAACGCGATCCAGCTGACATCAAGCATTCCGACATCGGCGTCCGTGCTACGCATCGCGAACGTTTTCGAAGCCAATGCCGGCAACGTCACCATCTCAGAGAACGGCGACGCTGCGAAATCGCTGCTGACGAATTCTGGCAACCAGATAGCAGCGGCTGGCTTGGTTGCCGGCATGATGATTGCCTATGTCGACAATGGCTCGACGTTCCGTCTCTTGAGTGATCAGGCGAGCGCCGCTATTCAGGCAGCCTCTGAGGCCGCCGCTACCGCCGCTGCTGGGTCGGCGTCTGCCGCTGCCGCGAGTGCCGCTGCGGCTGCCGCATCTGCCGCCGGCGTCAGCTTGCCGGCCGTTGCTGCGAACCGCATGCTGGTCGACAACTCCGCAGGCACGCTGCGCCAGAGCAAGACGTTTTCAGAGGTAATGACGTTGCTGGCCGGTGCTGTATCGGGCATCGCGTCTACCTTCTCTCTCGACAACAACACGCTCTACAAGGCGCGCGCCCTCAAAGACCGCTGGCTCGACAGTTACCGGCTCGCCGAAGAGCTGAATTTTACTGGCGGAGGCTCTACGGCGACCGACGCAGCGGTCTTGCAGGCGCTGTTCAACCGCGCGAAAGCCGCCGGCCGCGGTGAGATCATCTTGCCGCGTGGAGATATCGCGCTCGAGGCTTCCGTTGCACTCATCAACGCCGCTGGCCCGATTCGTCTTGTGGGCCAAGGGCCGGATCAAACTCGCTTCCTCAACACGTCTGCCGGCCAAGCGTGGCTGAATGTTGGCAGCGATGCATCGGCGCTTTCGCTCGGCATTATTTTGGAAGGCTTCGGCTTTAATCCGAGTGTTGCTATGAACAACACCGGGTCGATGATCTATGTTCGCAACACCTCAGGCCTTCATCTAAAGAGCCTTCAGTTCAACACCGCGCGCAATGCCGTTTCCCTTGGCGTTGGCGCCACAGCAGCCAACAACGTCGTTTATACAGACATCACTGATTGCGGCGCCAGCGGCGTCAATGGATCTGGCCGCGGCATCATTCGGCTCGGATCCGGTGCGGTCCTCAACATCAAGGGGTCGCGTCGTTGGAATGGGTCTGGCGGCCAGGTGTTCATGGAGCATGACGACACATCGTGGAATTGGGACGGACTTTATGTCTACGACCAGTTCTTCGAGCAGTTCGATCAGTATCTCAACTCTAGCGGCAAGGGCGTCGTAAACTTTGAATGGGCGGGCGGCCAAGTCGACAGACATTCGATCGGCTTCCACGGAGAGCCGAGCGTTGCTGGCGGCGAGAACCGGAACTGGAATATTCATCACGTCCAGTTTATGGGTATTTCATCTCTTGCGAATATTGGTGTTCTTGTCGGCAAGGGATCAAGCACGTCACAGCGCGCAGTCGAGGCCATTCGAATCCACAACAATTTCTTCGAAAGCCATTCCGCCGCTGGCGGAGCGGTTGTTTACTTGCCCGACGCAGGTGGCAGCATCGAAGGAAATACCTTTGACACTTGCGGAACCGCAGGCAGCGTTCCGCTTATCCGCATCGGAACACCGCTGGCGGGCGGTACGGCCTTTGTTGCGAACAACAAGTCGTTCAAGTATTCCGGCTTCGGCGGGTCAAACTATAACTACGGCATCCAGTGGGATGGGGCGGCGTCAGCGAGGCGAGCGAAGGGAACAAATCACTTCCTTGACTTCGGATCGGCGGCTGAAAACGGCACGATGTAGTCACATGTGCGGGGCGACGGTCTTGATGATCGCGTCCACCATGATCTCTTCGCCGGCCACGTTCGGATGAATGCCGTCCTCATGGAGAACCGGAACGGCGGCTTTCAGCATCAGCGCCTTATAGTCGATCAGCGCGGCTCCCAAAGCCCTTGCTGCGAAAATGGTCGCATCGTTGTGGCTCAAGCCGTTGAACTCGACGGAGTATCGGTAGCGGCCGGCCGGCTCTCCGCCAAGGGTGTCTGCCTTAATGGCGTCGGGTATCGTCATCATGACGAGCTTGGCGCCGGATGCCTTGGCGGCCATGCCTATCTTCAACCAGTTGTCGAAGTATCCAAGCGGGTCATTGTCATGACGGCCGGCGTCCTCAAGGACAACGACATCGCCATCTCGAATGATGCGGCGGTTGACCAGATCGGTGATGCGCTTGGCTGCTTCATCTGCCTCGTCCGGTTGCCCGCTGGCGCCAGCATAGATTGCCATGTAGCCGCGTGTTCGAAGCATTGAAGACGGAGAGCGCAGTTCCCACTGTGGGTTCTGGCGCTGCTCTGGTGTTGCTTCGTCTGGAAAGAAGCCGAGCGCCCAGCCGCGCATGATGCTGTCACCAAAGGTGAAGATTACCTGACCGTAGCTTTCTCGATCTGCGGAGACCCTGGCGAACATTTCGTCCGATGGCCCTGCCTGAGCGAAGGCCTGCGTGGCAAACAGCAATAACGAGAACAATAGCGGGATGGGTTTCATTCCGCATGCATACTTTAACGCGAAACATCTGACAATCCGGAGCCTAACCATGCGCCTTGTAAAGAACAAGGGCCGCGTCCTCACGTGGTCGTTTGCCCTTTGGCCTGTCTATATCGCGGGGCTGCTGGGTATCGCTCCGTACATCGTGCCGTTCTTGGACGGCTATATCCCGCGCTGGATGATCATCGCAATCCTGGCGCTTTCGCCGCTTGGCAGGATCATCGAGCAGCGCAAACTCAAGGAGCCCGCCGATGGCGACAAGGCTTAGAAAGACCGGCGGCGCTCTTGCCGCCATAACCATGGCCGGCGCGATGGCGGTGCAGACGGTCGGCGGCTTCGAAGGGCTCAAGCTATACGCCTACCGCGACGTCGTCGGCATCTGGACCGCGTGTTACGGCGAGACTAAGGGCATCAAGCCCGGCATGAAATTCTCTAAGGCTGACTGCGACAACATGCTGATCGATAGCCTTGTTGAGCACGAGGCAGGCATGCGCGGCTGCCTGAAGGCACCAGACGCTCTGCCGATCCAGACGTATATCGCCGGCGTGTCGCTGACCTACAATATCGGGCCGCGCGGTTTCTGCGGCTCCACTGTCGCGCGCAAGCTGAACGCGGGAGACATCCGCGGTGCCTGCGATGCTTTCCTCATGTGGGACAAAGCAGGAGGCCGCAAAATCGCGGGCTTGACCAAGCGCCGTGAGGCCGAAAGAACGCTTTGCCTGAAGGGGGTTGCATGATTGCCTTTCTACTAAGCCCCGTAGGGCGCTGGATTGCCGGCGCTGTGGCGGGCGTCGCGCTGCTGCTGGCAGCCTATGCCTATGTCGACCACCGCGGCTACCAGCGGGCAGTTGTGACCTACCAAGCGCGCATCGACAAGCTCGTTGGCGACTACAAGACCGCCGAGATCGCCGAGGCGGAACGGCAGGCGGCAGCGAACAATGCCGCCAAGGCCCGCGAAGCTTCCCGCATCGCCGAGATGCAAGCCGCCAACTCCAAACTTGAAACCCGAATAAAGGAGCTGGCCGATGAAGCTGCTGCAGATCCTGATGCTGGCAAGCCTGTGCTTGGTGCTCCCTCAGTGCGCCGCATTAACGAAGTCCGTTAAGGTAACGCCCGCTGCGCCGCCGCAAATTGCACGGCCATCCGACGAACTGCTCAAGAAGTGCAATCTTCCCGTCGATCTGGGTGAGGGGCCGCTTGCGCAGGAGCGACTCGAAAAGCTCTGGATCACCGATCGTTCGTCTCTCATCAAATGCTATCGCAGGAACCTTGCCTTGGTTGATTTTATTCTTGACCGGGATGGGCGCCTGACCGCCGTGCCGATCGCGAGGCCGCACTAATGGACGGCTGGCTGTCTTACATTGGCCCGCTCGTCGGCGTCATCGGTCTGATCCTGACAATCTGGTGGAAGGTCGAAGGCAAGATCGACCGGGCCGACGGCAAGGCGGATAAGGCGTTCGCCGATCTCGCCGCCTACCGCACGCATGTCGCCGAGACCTACACCACAAAGTCCGGCATGAAAGAAATCAAAGACGAGATCCTGGGCGCCGTGTCCGGTATTCGCGACGACGTCCGGCATCTCGCCACCCGCATCGACGGCATGCACGAGGCGCAATCGGCAAAGCGCACAACCGCGCGCCCTTCGCGCGACTAACCACCACACCACACCACCACATTTCAGGAGACCATCATGGCATTTGCAGGCCTTCACGTCGTTTGCGGTTTCGCAGGCTCTCTCTTCGCGCGCGACAAGTCGCAGGCAATCCTCGGAAAGATCGCATGGTCCGAAGCGCCGTCTACTGGCGTTACGACCACCAATGCTGCGCCGGATGCCAATGATGGCGCCGGCCAGCCGCTGTTCCGCATTCGCGCCGCAGCCGACTCCTATGTGTCGATCGGCTCAAGCCCGAACTCGGCGGCGAATCCGCGGTTCCTCGTTGCTGCCAGCACGGATTACGACATCTACGTCCAGCCTGGCGACAAGCTGCAGTGGGTGGCCGCATAATGAGGGGCCTTCTCACTAGTTTGAGGCGAGGGACGTCGTTGACGTCCCTTGGCCTTGGCTTGCTCGTGGGTGGCGGAGGGGGCGGAGCCGCGCCTTTCGACTTCGAATTCATTCCCCTCCTTTCCCAGTCTAATATGACGGGAGGGCAGACCATCGCGACGGGCGCCACTCTGATCGCTGCGGACTCGTCCAACCTAACGCAATTGAAGCAGTGGTCACCAAACGGCGGCCTTTCTGCCGGCGACCCATTAAAGACTAACGTTCTGCTCGATGCGACAGCGCCACTCCTATTCCCCCAGGGCGCGCAGGTCGAGAACAATGTCGGACCTGGACAGCCTTTCGCCCTGTCCAAAATCGCATCGCTCACTGGTAACGCTGCGTATGTTCTTGGAACGTTCGGAAAGGGCGGAACCGGTCTGGGTGAATGGGTGAATGGCCAACCGCTCTATGAGAGCATGGAAGCCTCCTGGGCG